ACACTAACATTCCTGCAGCAGGTGATGTAATTGCTGTATCTCTTGCTGTAGCATCTGCATAATTAAAAAGTTGTGCCGCTCCGCCAAATGTAGTATTTCTATCATGATCAATTTCTATTCCTGGTAAAGGAATACCTGCATCATTCCAAGCGTATAATCCAATTTTTCCAGGAACTCGCCCAGCGGTTGGAGTATCATCTACAGATGCTACTAGTGCAACACTTGGAACAAGACTTGCATTTGAGTCAGCTGCTGACCAAACAATACTTGTTAGCTCGTCACCACTTTGAGATGCTGCAGGTGCAGCTAAAGTTCCACGGGTTCTAGCAAAAGTAACAATAGCTGAATCTGCTGATTCTTTTGATGTAACTAATGATAGAAAATCAAAATCGTCATTCCTATCGCCGTCACTTTCGATTCTAATACCTGCTTTTTTATCGCCAACTGCATTTGTTCCTGACAAGTTAATAACACCTGCGGTAATATCCTTAGTTGAGACATATAAGTTGTCTACACTTGACAATAATGTGCCACCTGCCGTGCTATCAATAACCATAGTAGAATCATTTGCAAATACAGAACCTTTAATATCACCTACAACATTACCAGACACGTTACCTTGTAAATTGCCTGTTGCAATGCTTTGGATATTAAGTGTTTGTGCTTCTATATTTAAACCATTAGCAGGTGTACCTAATTGAATACCTGTTAGTGTTCCGCCTGTGATAGTTGCATTAGAAGTTGTTAAATTATTAATTACACTACCTTCTACGGATAAGTCAGATACTCTACCAGTGTGAAAACCTTGTGAGTCTCCAGTAATATTTCCGTTAAAATCTCCAGTAAATGTTCCGTTAAAATTTGTAGCAGTGATTGTTGATGTTGCAGTGTTTAGGTATACAGTACTATCAGCCCCAATAATGTTTCCAACAACTAAGTTTTGAGCTGTTATTTCCCCGTCAATTTGAGCACCTTCTGCGTAAATATTATTCCATCTACGTATAGCACTACCTATGTTAAATGCGCCGTCTATAGCAGGACGTAAGTTTGTATTAATAAGACCGCCTACATCAATTGTGTCTGCATCACTATCACCTAAACTTATATTTCCTGTTGCAGTAATTGTACCGTCAATACTAATGTTACCTGTACCAACAATATTATTACTATTCAAATCTAAATCACCACCTAGTTGTGGTGTTGTGTCTGCACCTACTTCGGTATTTGAAGTATCACCTGTTACAAGCACACCCCCTACAGTACTGCCATCACCTACATATAACCTTTTTGTATCGGTTGTAAAGATGGGCTCGCCTTGTAGTGGTGTTACAAGTAGGCGTTCTGCATCTGTACCTCGTCTTAGTCTCAAAGCCATTTAATTAACTCCTGGAATCATCATTATATAGTATTTATGCCTTTCAACAAATAACTACTTCCGTTTCTTCATGAATGTTTTTGTACGGTTAGTAATGTCTTTTTTAAGTCTTACTGTATCTAGCCTAAAATCGACGTTTGTAATTACGTCATCATACTCGTCAAATAGTTGTTCTAATGTTTCTTCAAGATTTGATTTATTTTCTGCCTTTGATTTTTCAATGTCAATATCCCACACTTTACCATTGTTGAAATATACTCTTACTGAATGCAAGTATTCTAACGGCACTACTTGCACATCAAGATCGGCGAATACTTCAGGCCAATGATCTATTACTGAGGGCGGTAAAGACTCTTTTTTTCTATTGGGCACCGGCCGTAGTCTTCGACTTGGCTTTTCTCTTAGTAGGAACTAATTCTTCTGCTTGTTCTCTAAGGCGTTTTGCCTCCTTGAATAAGGAGTCTGCTTGTGACCTATATTGAGCCGCTAATTGCTCGTCACTAATTACATCTTCAGTAGTAACAGTAACTTGTTCTACAGGGTCATTTACAATAACTTCTTCATTTGTTTTTGCTTGTGCCGCTTGTTTCTGAGAAGGTTTAACTGCTAAATCACCAACACTCACACCTTTTTGCTCAGCAATAAGATTATTAAGCTCATCAAGCATAATAACAGTCTGTGTATCAGGAGTCATTTCAACATCTGATGTATTAACTTTTACCATTTTACCAGTAGTATGGAATGCTGATAACATAATACGTCCGTCTGGTAATGGAGTTCTTGCCATTGCATCTGCAAGTTCTTCTGCATTCTGTCCTGCTGGCGACTCTACTAGTTTCATCAAAGTATCGTGTTCTTCAGCCATTAGGTTTTCTGTAGTTACAACAACCGCACTATTTGGTTCATTAGGTACAGTCCTGTATGCTACTACAACCTTCCTTTTATTTTGTCTCATTCGACCTACATGCTTTAACGCCATATTATGCTCCTTCTGTTTCTTTAGGAACTTCTTGGTTTTGTGATTGCTGTTGTGTAACAGCCGCTAAAAATGCTTCTAATTTGCTATAAGCTGCGCCAATAGTTTGCATTTCATTTGGTTTAAATGCACCTCTTTGGCTTGCTACATCAATAATCTGCTTCAAAGTTCCTAAATCTGTAACAGTTAGTTCAGCAGATTGATTATTAGCAGGTGCTTGTGCTTCAGTAGCCTCGGGTGCTGTAGTGTTGTCGCTCATTCGGTTCTCCTATAATTTAACAACTATGAATATATTTAAGTAAATTTCAAATATGGACACGCCAAAGTGAAATAACTTAATTCTCTAGGTTCTTCAAATCCTATTTGTAGTACACTTTTAACATTATTTTCTTCGTCTACACAAACAGTTTTACCTATATAAAATCTATTCTTAAGGTTATCTGTAATCCACTTTGATAATACCATTTCTAAATTATATTTAATCGGAAGTGTAATATACTCGAAATGTTCTGGCGGTTTCTCAAGGCGCCTTATATCTAAGAAATTAAGTGGATTAGGTTTTTGTTTTATCATGCAGCTATTTCGTAGTGGGTGGTTTGTCCGAAAGGTGCCTCAAGATTTTTATCATGATGTGAGTGAATTAAAAATACTGTATCGCAGTAATCTGCATCTCCCCATGAGTCCCAAGCATACCCGTCTGTAAACATAAGAAACTTTTTAGGTTGTATATCGTTATCCTTCATGTATTCCCAGTTCACCATAAAGTCAGTGCCGCCACCGCCAAACACTTCATATTCGCTTAGATCTTCTCCGCCATCTGCACTAAAGTCTTGTTCGTTGTAAACTTTAGTATCGAAGCACCATATTTTAATTTTGTAATCTTTATATTCATCCATAATACCTTTTACTTCACTTAAGAAGTCTTTTGCTTGTGCATCACCTATTGAACCACTCATGTCAATAGCAATACATATTTCAATAGTTTCATCGTTATCCATTCCTGGCAATACTGCACCAGTATGCCAACCTTTACGTGATGGACGAACAAAAGTATAATCTGATTTAATTGTAGACTGAATTTGCTGACGCAGAATTTCACGCCAATTCATTTTAGGTTCTGTAAGTTCTTTAATAAGCCTTTGTACACCTGCAGGAACGTTTCCAGCACCTGCTGCTTGAGCGGCACTTAACATATTTTCTTTTATTTCGTCTTTGATCTTTTTTAATTCTTCTTTAGAATACTTAGGTTTTTTCTTGCTGATATTGTTACCGTTTGCATCTTTTTCGTCGCCGGCATCGTTTTCTTCACCGTCGCCGTCATCCATGTCAAGATGTTCGTCAAGCATTTCGCCTTCTTTTTCTAATTGATCAAGAAGTTCTTGCAATTCTTCGCCACGTTTTTTAGCGTCTTCAAATAGTTTGTCGTAAATTTCCTCAGATGTTTCTAAGTCATATTTGAAGTCTTGGAAACAATCTACAATCTTTGGTTTCTCACCAATTCTATCTCTTACAAGCAAATTATTAACTTTATAATCTGCGGCAATGTTATACAACATTGGATGTCGATCACCTCTACGTCCTAGATGATCAAATACCATATGTAAGATTTCGTGTGCAATAACAAACTCAATTTCTTTATTTGACATTGCATTAAAAAATTGAGTATTGTAGTAAAGGTTTCTACCATCAACTGCGGCAGTCATTAACCACTCGTCAGCAGCAACAATACGTAAACGTGTTGCCATGTTACCAAAGAAAGGATGTCTAAGTAACAAACCAACACGAGCGATAATAATGCGATCGTATACTTCGACTCGCATTACATCTAATTCTTCTGGTGTAATATTAGGATCTGGTTGCCAATGCTTTAACTTTGTCTGCGTATCTTTTGCAGTTGCAGTTGCCATTGCAATATATGATGGTGTAAAATCTAACATAATTTTGCCCTTTCCCTTACTATACATATAGTATAGCAATATTTACTGCATTTGTCAACCAATAATTATACCTGTTGTGCGGCTTTGATATACTTACCATATCTATCATGGAATTCGTCAAAACACTCGACTTCGTCTGGATCAATTGGAAGCTGATACTGTGTAAGTGCAAGTTTGATACCCATTACAACAAGTTCTGTATCAAAGTTATCCATTGCAAAACGTAAGAAGTTGTTTACTTTGTTATCGAACTTTTTATCATTCTTGTCACAAGCCTCTTTTAGTTCGTAGCACAAAGATACTGTCAAGGAATACATAGCACTAATTTCTTTGTTTGCAAGTTCCTTCACTTTGCCTAACAAAATGTCAGTTGGATTAGGCATACTTGCCGCAACTTTACGGTGAGCCATAAATTTAACTGCAAGACCTTCGCCTACTGAACCTGATACTAGATCAGTTGTAGTATTCTCATCTACTTCGTCTTCGATAAGTTCTGATACATATGACCAAGAACGAGGTGTTGCGAACGAACGACTTGGTGACTTAGGATCAAAATCGTACAAGTCTTTCTTTGCAAAAGTCAAATAACCTACAACATCTTTGTGGATATTATTTTCAGGTGCAACTGCCCATGCAAACCAGTCATCAAAATCAACTGCAAGCTCAAGGTGTACAAAACGGTTTGCCAACGGAGCAGGCATACGATACGTAACACCTTTGTCTGCTTCTCGGTTACCTGCCGCAACCATAATAACATTATCGGGTAGTTTGTATTGTCCAACTCTACGATTAAGAATTAACTGATAAGCCGCCGCTTGTACTGCTGGCGCCGCAGAGTTCATTTCATCAAAGAAAACTACAATATTATCGTACTTTGATGCAAGCTCTTCGTCTGGAAGTTCTGCAGGAGGAGCCCAACGCATTACATTGTCATTAGCGGCGTAGTAAGGAACACCTTTAATATCTGTTGGATCCCATAGTGACAAACGAATGTCAATAAGTAATGAGTTTGAAAACTCTTTTGTAATTTGACTTACAATGTCTGATTTACCAATACCTGGGGGACCCCAAATAAATACAGGACGCTTTTTTTGCATTGCATGACGCAATGATTTTTTTGCTCTGTTTGGACTTACTGTACGTGCTTCTGACATAAAACAACCCTCTCTTTGTGTTTATTTCTAACTATACATATAGTATAGCATCATTACAGATATTGTCAACCTTTTGCGGTAAAAAATAACTCAAAAAAATCAATAACTTACAATTTTTTTCCTATTTTTTTGATCTTTTCATTGCTTTTATAAGCCCATATTTACGTAAATCGCCAGAAAAAAGAGTTAGTTCGACCGCTTTCTTTTCGTTCGTTACAATGATACTACGATTTGTGATGTAATATGGGCAATCTATAAATTGATCTAAGAATATTATGACTTGTGTAGTCATAGGCATGTCTGGCGGAAACGGAATATCGTATACTGCTAATCCGATATCCTGTAAAATCTTATAACCTTCGTCTGTTAATCTTAAACCACCTTTGTCTTTACTACGGGTGTTTTGCCACCATATAGGCATGTATTGTTTAACAGAAGTTTCATCTGTACTCTTGTCTAATTGTTTTAAAAAAACTTTTGTTAGAGTAGTTTTATTTGTCATTAGGCAACTTTATCGCCTGAGGATAATTTATACACAGAAAATTCATCTGTGCTAAAAGTATCATTTAGTTTTTTTGCAAGATTAATTGCATGTCCGGGATTAGAAAAACTAGTCTTCTTATACTTAGGCCCTGGATAATTAGTCAAAACATTAAAACTTTTCAAATTAAAAGGTTCTCCCATATAGAAGACAGCCCATATAGCGTCAGCTTGGAGAACCTGTTCACCTTTGTAAGTTTTTTTATCTATTGTTTCTAATAGAACTGTTGGCTTTGGTCTACTCATATGCGTATTCCTTAATATAATATACGCATATATTTATCTCTTTTTTAGGTTAAATGCGTAGTTTTCTACCAGGTATTGCCGCCGTCCATAGTAACTTTGATTGTTTCTTCTTGCTCTTTTTTGTTCTTTAGCATTGTTTCTAAATCACCATTTAGTTTCGCCATTGTTTCCCCGAGTGTAAATGCAAGGCGTTTAGCAGTATCTATATTAATTGTTATTTCACGCTTTTTTGCGGCATCTGCACCTTTGACAACATTAATAAATTGTTGTATTGGCAATGTGTTTATTTCATCTTTTTGCATTGGCTTTTGATAACTCCGTTCTCATTTCAAGCTCTGTCTTGAAAGGTCCTTTTGATTCATAACGTTCTATTGTAATTAGTTTAGGACAAAATGATTTCACCCATCCCTTTTCAAAACGTATTATGAAATAACCTGCACAGTATAAACTCTTTGATTTCACACTTTTTGTAAACAAAGCAAGACGTCTTTTCACATCATACATAGGATTGTAAGGAGAACAACTAGTTGGAAAATCGTAAATCTCGTGTTCGGGAGCAGTTTTATCTTCGACGGCTGTGCTCCAAGTTATCTCTGCATTGAGTTGCTTCTTTAAAGACCTAACATCTTTACAAAATCTTACTCCAGATGCATTTGACAACATATAATTTTTGTCTTCGTTTAAACTAATAGTTCCAACATTTTCGCCAGAATCTTCTACTATCCAAAATTTATCTTTTAGGATTTCTTTTAATTTTATTTTATTTGCCATTTATATACCTCGCTTGTAAAGGTTCAGAAAACTGTGCAGCCTGATCTGCAATACGTTGCATATCCCATTTAGCACAAAACTTCATAAGACGCATACCAACTTGTGATATGTTCTTAGTTTCAACAGAACTAATCTGTTCATCTATAATATTTCTAATATCTGCAGGTTGTGCAGATAAATCACACAGTACAACATTTCTTGTGTAATCATCTAGTACACGATGTTCTTCACCATTGTGATCGACCCAACGTTGTAACATCATGTTATTCCAGTTGTAGCCTTTTGCTTCTTTATCTTCAAAGGCTTCGATAAGTCCTACTTTGTTCTTAGTGCCTTTTTTACGTACACCTGGATACGCACTAAACACATTGTCGCTAGTGTCGCCACGCATACATTTTTCAAACAACATAAATGCAGGATTGGGTGCAGGCTTAGGCTCTCCTGTTTTCTTATCTATAACAGGTTTACCTTTATCAGTAAAGTAACCTTCATGTGTGATAGTTGTATTACTTACACCATTGTACTGACGTACATTAGGTGCAATCAGTTGTGCAAAGTCACCGTCTGTTGAAATAATAACATGATTGTCATTAGGATGATTCTGTATCCAACCTGCAATAAGATCGTCTGCTTCTAGTACAGGATTATGAAGTACAGTACAGTTAGTCTTGTCTGTAACAAAATCTTTAAATTGATCAAAGATTTCCCAAAACACTTTATCTTCTTCTGCTTCACGTGGAGTAAGAGCATCACGTGCTTCTTGACGGTTGCGTTTGTAAGGCTCGTAATAGTCTTTACGCCAGCTACGACCTTCTAAACAAAACACAACATGACTGCCGTCGAAGTCCTGCCAAGCCTTTTTAATGCTACTAAGAGTGATGTGCATAGCCATACCAACTTTCGTGTCGATATCGCCACGTACAACATGTCGTGCTCTAAAGAAAGTATTTGCAGTGTCTACAAGAATATATGTCATTTGTTGTTGCCTATAAAATTACAATTACAGTATATTATTGCATATAATGTTCTATTTGTCAACCTTAAATTCTTCTTCAATATATCGTTTTAATTCATGGTCTCCTACATCTTCTGGAAGTTCTTTTTTATAAAAAAGTCTATAACTGTCTGAACCATACTTGCCTATACCGTATAATTTAGTTGCATCATCACCATCCCATGTTAAAAAGTCTTGAGACATTCTACGTATACGGTTTTCACGTATATTGACCATACCTAAAGGTTGTAATAACATTTTTAAAAGTTTAGGCGTGGTTTTTAGTAGACTTTCTGGTGTGGGACATACTTCAAACAATTTAGGTAAAACACGTTTTACTTGCTTTCTACTTGTTTGGTTCAAACAGATTACACCTACCATGTGTTGCCAAACTGATTCAACTTGTTGTTGAACCATTAAGTCGTCACGCATCATGAAACTTGACTCTTTCCTTTGTCAATTGGCACAACATTAATATATCCTGCACCTCTATCAGTATCTAAACCTTCTTCTTGTAACATATTATACACAATATCACGGAACCATCTGTCTACAATTTCTTCTTCAGGATCATTGTCAACGCCATATCCTGCTTCGATTAATTGCTTAATAAAGTACTCGTTCCAATCAAGTTCAAAAAAACCGTTACGAACATTTTCTTTGTTTACTTTAACGTCTAATACATTTACCCATGGCTCTTTGCGTCTAGTTGCATATGCCTTTGGATCTTTCTTCTTAAGAAGAGCCATTTCCTGTTCTTCTAGTTCTTTTTCTTTAGCAGTAATACCTGCCATATCTTTAATTTTTTTATTCCACCAGCCCATTAGTAACCTCTCTCTCTTATTTTATCTATGTCTATTGGAGCCTTCATTGCCTTTTCTAAATTCTTTTTACCAGAATTTTTTAATTTTATATCTTTAATCACAACAGGTTCATGCTCATGATAATCAATATCATGTTCCCCATGCGTTTCCGAATAATGAGATGTGGAGTCTTGGTGTGAAGCGCCAACCTCGCTCCATACATGCTTCGGCGACTTCTTGAACATTGAGATTATACTCTTCCGAACGTCCGCCAAGCGGCATAAGATATACTGGACACTCGACGCCTGCATCACGATACGCCTCCACAGCTCTTGTAACTTCGTCAAAGTCTCTAGTATTAGCAACCACAAACTTAAGATAAATGTCGCTACCGTCAACGAGGCTATACTCACGAGCAACGTTAGGGAGTATAGCAGTTTCCCAAGGTTCTCCGCTAACACTAAGTTTTGGGGAACAACTCCAAGTAACTTCAAATCTGTCTTGATCTGTGAGATAGTTGAAGAAATCGTCGTGTAAAGATTGTGTAGTGTTTGTTTCAAATGTAACATTTTTCAAATCCTTCATACGTGGATGTTCGAATAAATCGATGTATAGTCGTTGCCACGCTAACAACGGCTCACCGCCAGTCATGATCAAATGAATGTCTTGACCATTGTCCATAGTCCACTTACCTTCTGGAGTAAGTGAAAGAAGATGTTCGACTACTTCATCTACTTCTGCAAGTTTATTGAAGTGTTTGAACTCGGGATAGATACTTGCATATGTATCACAACCTGTGTGGATAATCGGCAAGTCATTAAATTCTTTTGTAGTTTCATGTACACCTTTTGCGATAAGATCAGCTACTTCAGGGTTATGTTTTATACCTTCTTTATGCAATGTCCATCTGTCCTTTGTTTCGTTTGTACCAAAGTTCATACAACGAAAGTTACAACCGAATGTACGTAGGAATACACTAGGTACTCCTACAAACTTACCTTCGCCTTGTACACTGTAAAATGCTTCTGAATATCTTAGTTTCATTAGGACACCTGCACTGCTATATAAATGCAAAGTGCAATAATTAGCAATTTGCCGTAATCTAAATCAAACTGAGTACCTTCACCGTAGCTTGACTTCCAAATTTCTTTAATGTCTTTGATCTTCATTTATTGCCTCCATTTCTTTAATTTCTTTGTAAATTTCTTGTGCAAATTTTTTATGACTTCGTTTACCAGGATGTTTTTGATCGTAACCTTTATCGCACCAAAAACTTTGAAAATTTGTAAGTAAAACTCTTGCATTATTGTAATCTGTTTTTATAAAATTTTCATCTTGTTTATTCTTTATTGCAAGTGCATGATAATTTTTAATACCTTTATTATCTAAATAATTACTAATATACGACATATATAAGTTTAAGTCAACTAATTGATTGTATAAACCAGAAAAATGTTGTATATATGCTTTAGATACAGGACTATTAGTCCAAGGGCCGATATCAGTTGTTGTTAACTTCTTATGCCATGTACCATCATCCAATTCAACTTGTAGTGGGCCATAATTTAATGTAAACATGCATGTTCTTTCTAGATGTGTCCAAAGTATTACAACAGTATCTTTTGAGTCTAAATCAGCCTTTAGTATAGTATGCCAAATTTTTCTATTACTGCTTCCAGGAAGTGCAAGATTATGAAATGGCAATTTTAATTTTTTAGATAATACTGATCCCCAAGTTTTTTCTTGTGGAAATCCATTTGTCTTATCAAACTTTTCTAAACCTTGACCATGTGTATAACTACACCCGAAAGTTACTAGTCGTCCCATTCATCTTCCTCATCGAGGTTTAATTCCCAGTCGTTTATAATATTTTTAAATCCTACTTGCATTACGCTGTATTCATTTAGATCATTATTTACAAAACTTTCTAATTGATCTATATCACTATCTGTAAGATCAAAAATTGTTTCTACATCGAAAAATTCACATACATATTCTTCTACACGTTCAGTTATATCACGCTCGATATTTTCCTCGTGTTTGTACATTCTATCCCAATGAAACATTAGCAAGCAAACTCCTGTTGTAGTTTAATATTATCCATAAATTCTTTTTTAGTGCCTGGGTCATTCTTAAATGCACCACGTAAAACTGTTGTTTGTGTAAGACTACTGTGTGCCATAATGCCACGATTCTCACAACAACCGTGTGTTGCTTGTATGTATACACCTAAATGTTCTGCGCCTGTTGCTTTTGCAATTTCACGTGCAATATCATTTGCAAGTTCTTCTTGCAGTGTACCACGTCTTGCACACCACTGTGCGATACGTGTATATTTAGATAATCCAATTAGTTTGTTCGCGGCAATAATACCAATGTATGCTACACCTGATACAGGCTGGTGATGATGCGAACACATACTTTTAAGTTCACTTCGAACTACAAGCATACCTTCGTAACGTTCATCTGAATCATTTGGAAATGCTGTTGCACTTGGAATGGGATCATATCGACCTGCCATAATTTCATTAAAATACATTTTTGCAAGACGCCTTGCAGTGCCTTGTGAATTAGGATCGTTGTATCGATCAATTACTAATGCATCTAATACTTGATTGAAAGCTAAAGTTGCTTCTTCAATAAGTTGTTCTTTGTCGCCTTTTTGTAAGACTTCTGAAATGTTGTCGCCGGCCCAATAACGGATACCAGCTTCTTCTAGTTTTGTTTTTATTTGTATTGCTTTGCTCAATTTTATTCTCCGAGTTACCGACGAGGATGTCGTAAAAAATGGTACAACATATTAGTATATTGTACCATGTATTTAGGTTTTTGTCAACCATTTAATTGATCAACTGGGGCAGAAAAGTGTGTATCTAACATTTCAATTCTGTCCGTTGCAGCAGCCATAGTATCTAATTCTTGTTGTATAGCTTCAACAATATCACTATGCTCTCCTATACCTACCGATTGGTTCATATAAACTAAAATATTAGTTTTAGCTCTTTCCAATTCTCCTTCGGCATGCATACGTGCGGCTTTAACAAGTTGGGCACTCATGCTCATCTGTTTTCCTTTCCGTTTTTATCTTGTAGTTACCTTTGTTCGGAATGACGTGCCGCACACCACCCCTTGGATCTTTCATGTCTCCCTTGCGGCGAGGGATTAAATGAACGTGTGGATACATAACAGTTTGTCCTGCTTCTTCTCCAACGTTCTGCCCTATATTATAGGCATCACAATATCCTTTTTCTACCCAATTCCAACCCCAAGCATAAGCTGCCGAATAGCATTTAGACAGTTTTTGCCAAGTTTCTTCTTTAGGTACAAAGAGCATATGTCCTTTTGTTACAGGAAATCCGTCCCTGTAAACAATATAATCTTTAGTTTCTGCTACTATATCAGTCCAAGGTACAGTATCAATATTCACCAACAATCTCCCAAGGATATACTAACCAAACATCTTCTTCTGCTTTATTGACTTCGTGCCCGTAATATCTTACATGACCAAATTCACTACTTAAATTTTCTGTCAATACAGCAAACCTTACATTATTATCCCAAACATTGTTCCATTTAGGATCATTAGGTAAACACCCTGAAGGCCAATCCTCTTTAATCCAGTTAAATGTAGCACCAGTGTCATTAATATCGTCTACAATAAGGATTTGTTTTTCTAGTGGACCGCCAGTAATTTTATTTTCTTCTCTGTCTACATAACCAAAAGCATCTTCAGCCATCCAACAATTACTTTCGCTCATATCTTCGTAATCATCTCGCAAACTTACTTTCAATGCTTCACATCTAATGCCGGTCATGTTAGAAATAATTGTAGCTGGTATGTTTCCGCCTCTTGTTAATCCTACAATATAATCTGGTCTCCAATTATCTGTATACATTTGATTGACAATAGATACACATAGTTTTTCTATGTCCTGCCAACTGTAAAAATGCTTCTTAATCACCTTTTGCACCTCTTGCTAAGTATTGCTCGTTATGTACCCAAGTACCATCTTTCAAAAACCCCCATTCTTGAGCTTTTTTACCCATGTAAAATAAACTCCAACAAGGTATTTCATTTCCGTTTTCGTCTCTAGGAAGTTCTAGCCAATGAAGATCTGATGCCTTTCGAAATCTAAAATGTCCAGGCCCCCTCCAAAATCTGCCTTCTGGTGTGTTTTCGTAATATCCTCCCTTTAAAATAAGGGTGGAATAATTCCAAGGATGATCATGAAGTGTAGGTTCATCACTTTTTAGAACTTTATGTAAAGTGATATTAAAAGGAAAGTTCTTTCGATCCTTTAGAAATACATAAAATCTAATCAGATAAGGCTCTGTTGAGTTACGTTCTGTAATTACTCTACGTCTGCCAAGTTTATCAAATATTTTAGAAAGGAATGTCATCTTCAATTTCTCCATTTGCTTTCTTTCCTTTATAATCTTGCTGCACCATATCGTATACTGCTTTAAAATTATTCCAGACTTTTTCAAGTGCAGGATATTCCTTACACATTTTGCTTACTTCGGTTGGATTGATGTAATTTTCTGTTTCAAAAGTATAATTATAATTTAAATCAGTATCAAAGGTTACTCCGTTAGTTGTAATACTACTAATATCAACAGTATCTACAGTATAATCACTTAAATTAATTGACGGCGAATAATCATGTGCATCGCTTGTGATAGTAATAGTACTATCTGCCGCTGCCAAAGTATAGTCATTCAATGTAATAGTATCACTGCCACTAATACTATAGATATAGTCGTTATCGGATTTTGCCATAAAGTTCTGCTCCACTAAAGAAATTTTTGTTTAAAACAGATCTTTGTTTATCAAGTAGTCCTAAATAGTCTTTGTAATTGTCCATATAGTTTACTATTTGGTCTATAAGTTCTGTTTTACAAGTGCGATAAGAAAAATAATCTTCCGTCCATGCACTTGGATATTTAAATTCAGATAATGCCATTTCTGTATAACTTAGTCTGTCTGGCACCATAGGTATTGCATCTACTAGTGCGCCTTCGTACCAACTAATACCAAGTGTTTCTTGCAAGTTAGCACTAAACACTAGTTTTGCTTCACCTAGTAAGTTATGATATTCGTTCTTTGTAAGTTGCTTTTCTTGACAAATAACAAATTCGTATTGCGGAAGGCTGTCTTTTAAATCTTTGAATATGTCGACTTGCTTTTCTGGAGCAATACGATGGGGGAATAATATAAGATCACGCTTGGGCATACCTTTGTAACTATCTAAACTATTTTTTAGATACTCCATCGGCCACCCAACACGGTGTGTTTTTTTAGGATCTAATTGCAAACTCTCAGCAAACAAATCTATATGAAAGTCTGTAGCATAAAAGTTATCATCAAAGCATTCATACATACTTTGTTCTGCATGACGTACCCAAGGTTTATCACCAATGAGTCTTCCTAAAAAGTCTTGTGGATCATAGCTACCAGCATGCCACAAGCCACCAATGCGAATATCAACACCCAGTAGTTCTGCCATGTAACGTAATTGTATAACTGTAGGATTCCAAGCATCAGTGTACAAAAAATAATCGCCGTTTTTAACTTGCCCATTACAGAACATTTCTCCTATTTGTTCAAGTTGTTTGCTCTTATATACATTTGTACCACCAAAGTTAAGAAATGCCCCAGGCGTAGTTGCCTGAGGCGTATCTCCTCCACTGATAGTAACGACATTTTTATTTGTAGCATGTTGAAGCTGACGTGGAAGATGTTCTTTCCACTGTTTTGTGTAACGTGTATCTACTGCTTCAATGTCTACAATATAAATTGTCATATACTACCCCTTTCTGTTACTAGTACGTTTCTTAGCCCGAACGTAGTTACAGAACTTTTGATAAGCCTGCCAGTTCGGGTCATCTTTCTTATACAAAGCCTTTTCATTAAAGACTTTGCCTTCAAAGCGACAATAATCACGGTATGCATCCAAATCGTTGAATACTTTTTGGTATGCACGACGATTAAATTCGATTGCCATTTTTGTAAATTCCTCATTTATGATTTAGGATAAAAGATTGAACAGCCGTTTTCGTTGTCTTCAGCGACACTAATCTCTACAAACCGGCCTGGATATTTGTTAGAGATTTCATTATACAAGTCATCTGCGATCATTTCACAGGACTTGTAATCTAAAACGAGCACTTCGCCGTCGGAACTACTACTATAGAGTCTTTCCATCCACCTTTTGAATTGGATGAACTCGATGTCTCTATCGTTGTGGAACACCTGGATACGCACCCGGAAGTGAAAAATATGACGGTGAGGATAACCAAGAAAACTAACATCATCCCAATCGCCCGTTGCAAGTTTTGGATCATCTATTGCTGCTGGATATTTGTGAATACCTTCTTTTTGAAAAGTAACCCATATACTCCTCTCAGCATTATTTATTGCATTTTCTTTATTCATTTTTTGATCTTCTTCTTTCATTCTACGTAACATATAGTTGTGGTAGGATTCACGAGTTTCGTTATCCATAATAATATAATACTTTCTTTAAAGTGTTTTGTCAAGTCCATATTTGCTCCAATCTGTGAATTTTTCTCTGTTCATTAGATCGTGCAAACTATGACACCAGACGCCTGGATTAGTTGCCTTAAAGTCTTTATCATCAATCTTCAACATGGTGTTGTAATTCCACTGTTTCGCATAAGGCAATGGAACGCGAAGTTGTGGGATAAAATTTTCATATTCGATCAACCCTGACTCGAGGAATGCTTCTGCAAGAGTGATTGGTATATCCAAACTACACAACTTTCCTGCTGTTAAGAATGCCTGGATCATGTTTTCCCAAGGTGTCCATTCATCAGCATCTTCTGGAAAGTTTGTTCCTGGATTAAAACTGTGGTTTGCACCAAAGAAGATATGTTCACATTGTTCATTATCGTAATGCTTTTGTATAACATCACACGGCTGAATGCCTGTAACAAAGAGTGTTTTTAATCCAAAAGCAGGAGTGTGTTCTACTTCTTTGCCTATAAAAAATACTACGTCTTCTTTAACGCCAGTATTATAATCTCTTTTCATTGTAAACCTATTTGAATTAGCCTTGCATTTAATCTATGTATTTCATCTTTAAGATAAAGTTTCATAGTCTTCATTTTTCTTACGTCATCACTTACTGTAACATTATGATAACGTCTTTCTATCTCTTTGTCAAGATCTCTATGTTTTTTTTCTAAACTTTCTAAATGAGTTCTTAACTTATCTGCCTCGTTTTCATAGTTGCTCATCCTCAAGTACCTCCAAGTTATGTTCTTGCTCTTGCGTGAATTCGCCGTCTTCAGCAGTTTCAACTGGTGTTTCTGATACATCAAATAAACTATCGAAGAATGTACTAGCATTTACTGTTTTCTTACCAACTGCTCCCCTAGTACCAGGAATAGCCATGTAAAACCTACTGTGTTCTTCTACAAGTTCTAGTGCTTTTTCTTTGTCATCAGTTGCAAATATTTCTTCCACAACATCTCTGAAAAATACCCTGTCAAATTGCTCTTGTACAAGCATTTTTGGAATTGTTCCTGAATCGTATTGTCTGTTTGCTTCTTGGACTGCATTAATGTGACTCCATACATTATGACCCATTTGGATAGCGTAGGAAAAACTATCCCAAGACGTTTTGCCCTCTTTACCTATTTTGTTTAGGTCTCCTGGAGCATACGTACAAACGTCTGATACTTTGAGTTCGGCAGTGATTGGCGAGTCTTCAAAGTTTTTAAATATCCCATCTGATATAACAGCGTCTCTAAACAAGCGGTTGTCTGTAGCATACTTCTTATTGTCAACTGACGGCACCATTCGATATGTCCATTTCGAACGATCCTCTGTTTCATTTTGTATGTATATTTGTCCGTTTGCGGTGGCAAGAAAAGGACTAGCACAATCAAAAGTAATAGTATAGTTTTCATTATGATGTTTCCTAACTGCTCTTTGTATATCTGTTAGCAACAATGCCCATTCTAGTTTACTTGTACCTAAGAAGTGCATAAAGTCTTGTACACCTTTTTCAAGTAAACCATCATATCTCAATGAAATAAGCCTTTTAAGAACTAAATGAACATCGCACATGTTCTGGCCACCCATTGACCAACCATTAAAGTGTTCGTTTGGATATTGCTTGGGATCTGAATACTTCTTCATACGCTGATACCAATCTTCTGCGTCAGCGTGATTTTCACCTTGTAATACGTTTAGAAACTTGCAGTTGCCATTACGATTACGGATGAACCAATCATTATTAATATAAGTACCTTGAACTGCTTCAATATAGCTTGTAATACCAGTTGCTTGTTGCCCTGCAGGTGAACGTGCAACCCAAGCAGGAATATCAAGGATCATACCATAGTCCATATAAGCATCCATCCATGTAAGAACTTGCTCACGTTTCTTTTGTGCTTTTGGACAGTTAGGATCTTTCCAATCACCTTCCCATACGCCTTTACCAATTTGGAAGCCACCTGAATCACCTAGTATCCAGCTGTTGTTACGGTCTCTGTTACGTACCATATCTTCTTTAGGTGCGTGTTTGTTAACATCTAATTCTGCGTGTCCTGCAGAATACAATGTAAATGCATAGTTAAATAATCCTTCATTTACATTAAGATAATTTAAACTTTCAACACCGTTTGTAAAGTTTGAAGGTATACGTGTTTTATCTACGTATTCGTCAAATCGTTGTTTTCCTACGTAAGTAGCATAAAAACCACTCAATGCAGGAAGAAATATTGCATAATCATTTTGTGTTGCAGTTAAGTCTCGATTCATGAACTTCCTATCGTCAATTGTATTCCGCTGTTAAATTTGTTAAACAAAAATCTTTGAGGACTTCCCATAATACTTCTATTATTTGAATAGTCGTTATCATTACCTGTAGTATACAGCTGATTGGTTGCATTGTCAAATACAAATTGTAGCATTTCAGCCGGAGTTTTTTCAGGATTAAGTTGTGCGAACAGTGCTACCAAACCACAAACTTGTGGAGAAGCCATTGAGGTACCACTAATATTACAAATTCTAAAGTTGCTATCTTGGGGATAAGCACCATCTGTAAATTTGTTAGTTGTACTGGTACAACTCATTATGTTTGTACCAGGAGCATATATGTTTACAGCTGGACCACATTCGGAACTAACTGCTTTTTGATCAAGTCCCCCTGCATTAATTGTACTATCAACATTACCAACTTTAAATGCTCCATCATAATGAGGCGATGAACCTTGATGGTAATTGAATGTGCCGCTTTGAAAAGAACTGAATGTAAAGTTATATGTTTCGCATGTTGCTGAGTTATTATAATCAGTACCGCCTACAACATCATGCTTATGATAACCGTTGCCTGCCGCAATACAAACATGCACACCTTCGTCAACTAATTCCTCTATATCAGCATCAACTGATGGGACTCTAGAATTGTATCTATAATATGCACTCGTTCCAAATCCTCCTGCAAATGCTTCTGCCGGCAATCCGAAGCCTTCTCTTTTACTTGAGCTATCTACATCTGTTCCTGTATATGTAGTACCTCTGTATGTAATTGAATGTCCTGAATTAGCATTAAATCTGTAGTAGCCACCATAGCCCCAACTCATATTAACCACTGTAGGACGTTTTACACCCGTTGCAGGATCTACTGGCTTGTTGCGATGCCAAAGTTTAATTACATCAAAACAATCATTTGTAGAAATTCCAGTATTACTGTCACCAGCACCTTCTAAACCGCGAACTTTGACCGAATAAACTCTTGCATTTTTTGCCCAACCATAAGTTATTCCTGCGGCAATACCTCCACAATGAGTTCCGTGACCATCTGTATCTCTGTAATGGTTTGCACTTTGCGTTCCAGATATTCCACTTTCTGTATACCAATCAATTTGTTGAACACGGCTAGCACCGTTAGCGTCATTGAACTCTGGGTGATCTACTTGTAAACCGCTGTCTTGAATAACAACATCAACACCAGTTCCGTCTAAGGTGTAATCATAACCACCTGTAACAATGTTACCTACGTAAGGATCTGTACTTTCGTTACATCTACGCAATCCCCAATTAATAAAGTCACCTGAATCAAGTGTGGTTTTTGTAAAATTACCGACTTGTGTGGCTCTAAAGCCAATTTGAATATCGTCTCTGTCTTGTGGTGGAATTTCGACACCCATTACACGCTGATCTGATCGAAGTGCTTCTGCTTCTTCGTCTGTTAACATGTAATGTGTATTACGTTTTGATGCTGGTCTAGCATTTGCGACATCAGGACTACGTTTTGGTATTGCTCCACTTCCTGTTGTCGACACCATTTCGGCGTCAAATGCTTCATAATCTACATCTTTATGTAGTGTTACAATATATTCTCTTTCGCTCATTTTTAGTTCCTTATAGTAATGATTAGTACACTACTATTTACTTACTTTGAGCCGGAAGAATATAGTCATATTTTGCTAGTCCACTATCTACAGAAATCATCATAGCACCTTGGTCTGAAATTTGCATAGTTTTATCGCCATCTAAACCTAAGATTGCTTGTACTTGTGCAACTGGCCAACTCCAGGTGTGTTGTAGAGAACCTTCTACACCCTTTTCAAAGTCAAATTCACCTGCATGTGTTCCTGCATCGCCAAAAGCAAATACTAAGTTACTGTCTTTTGTACTCACGTTAAATGTAGGCTCTTCACTATGTGCAGCACTTTGTAGTTTCATACGTGCAATAGCCGCTACACTTGGAGAAAATGACACATTCCAATTTGCACCTTTAAACTTAACAGTTTTAAGTTTTTCTTCAATAATTGCTTTGTTCATAAAGCGATAATCATTTTGGAAATCACCTGCGGCATTTTCAAAGTGAATGTGTGTTGGCACTGTTTCGCCATTTCTATCTGCTTGCACAACATCAATCTTTGCATCTTTTTGATACTCAGGGTTTTTCAAATGCAGAGATAACTTATCTAAGTTAGGCATACCGAACGTACCGTCTGCAATTTTATGGGAAGATGTTGCATTCATAATAACTGAACGATCTTCGGCCATTGAATCTATAGTAGTTTGTTCTTCACCGTTTACTCTAACTAGCGATAAAAAGCCTAGTGCATGGGTGTGAGCAACTACGTCTTGTAAAATGTCTTTCATACTGTTTCTCCATTGAATATATTAATTATATTGTCTAAGTTGTTGTTTGTCAAGAATTTTTTTATAGAGTATTTAGGCTTCCAACCTAAAGATAGTAACAATTCTATATTTGCACAGGTAAATTCTCTCTCTCCGGGTGTATTTAGACGAACAGGTAGATCTGGTGCAAGTTCTTGGACTTTAATAGGAATACCCGTGCCTACATCACATATACCTTTAATATGTGATTTGTTAATTAAAATCATTATTGCGTCTAATACGTCATCTAAATGAACAAAATCTCTGTAATGTCTTGTAACATATTCAAGTTTGTCATTTAGTAATTTATAAAAAAGCATATTGCTCCTGCAATTTTCAGAATACACTGTATGGAATCTTAATCCTAGTGTATCGGGATATCTTTCTGCTAATTCTTCTAAACAATACTTAGAAGCAGCATATGGATTTAGATCAGGTTCATATGCACTAGAACTGCTTGCATAAATTATTCTACATTTATCACCATATCTAGCAAACAAACGTTTACTTGCTTCTATGTTATTCATCCAGTAACTTGCTGGATCTTTAATACTTTCTCTTACACCGCTTTTTCCTGCTAAATGTATTACTAGATCTATATTTTCTGGCCATTTATCAAAAAACAGTAAATCGTCTCCTGTTTTTAAATCTATACCAAACACAGTATGTCCTGCATTTTGTAGTACAGTGTGTAGTGCAGATCCTATGTATCCATTATGACCTGTTAATAAAATTTTCATTGTGCTATACCTTGTTCTTGGAACCAAGTTAGATATTCCCAAGTATTTTGCCAACGTGCAACTTCTCTTTTGTTATGAACAACTTGTGCTAATGGATAATCGTTACCACCTTTGTCCATCCTATCACCAAAAAACCATAGTTGATCTTTTGGATCAAAATCTTTTACGATTTGACTTTTATCAAATCCTTTAGGGGATATATCTATTCCTGTTTCTCCTCCAACTTTTGCTTCTAATTCAGGAAACCTAGTGTTGAAGTCACTAGCAATAGTTACACGTTCGTTTGATTTTGAATCAAACACGACATATTCTTTTCTTTCTATATCATTTGCATTTCTACCTACAATACTAAAATTACACATACCTGGTCTATTTTCGAAATGCAACCCTGTTCGTAGACTAAACTCGCTTTCAAATAAAAACTTCTCTAAAAAGTTATATGCTTCTAAAGGTAAAACCCATTCATTTGTTCTAACATGATTTTTGCCCTGCCATACATCATTGCCATTACAATTATATACAGTGCGACACAAATTATAAGTGTCTTCGCCTATTTGCTCAACTGTCTTTGGTTTATCACTTCCTGTGACTAGAAATACATGATTGGATTTACAAAATACATTAAAGAAGTCTTTAAAATCTTTATCTATTACTCCTCTGCTAGGAGTTAACGTACCGTCTACATCGAATATAAACTTATTCACAAACTCTCCTTCTTAAATCACTAGAGCTAAATCTGTGGTCTCTTTTATTAAAATATAATTCTATATCACGTTTACGGCAAATATCCTTGCCAGTGAAGTCTTTGTCTCTGTATTCTTCGCCTAGTATACGTACATCTATTGGATACATAGATAGTATATCTTCTAAATCGTTTTCAGTGCCGTAGGGAATAATTTCATCAACGTATTCTACACCTTTTAATTGTGTATACCGCTCAACTACAGTTTGTATTGGGGCATTTTTCTCTGCTCTATCTACACTAGGATCAACTTGCAATCCACAAATTAAATAATCACACTGTTCTTTTGCTTCACGCAACATTATAATGTGTCCTGCATGTAATAAATCAAATGTAGAACAAGTAAAACCTACTTTCATTAT